TTCTCACACAAGGCGTCTCTCATGGCTAAGAACCACTGTTGGTTGGCCCCCAAACCGATCAGGGGTTGGCATACTTCAGCAGAAAGAACGCAAGGTCTCCTTTCCACGGCATATTACAGCAGGATGAGCGCAAGTTAAACTAATCTAACATTGTCTAACATAATCGTTGACTGCCCTCCATTCTCGTCGTAGTGTTAGACATCGAAACACACACAACGGGGAACGGTTATGAAGCTCATTGAAAAGACGGCACGTTACGAAATCTGGGCAGTCAAGGAAGACTACGGCTTTGATTTCTACGTCTACGGCGTCTATCACTCTGGTGATCCGCGTGTATGTGCTTCTATCGGCATGGCTCGCGAAGTGGCGGCTGGTCTGTGATGACGGCATACTACAACGAAATTGACCCGTATGCAGCACAATGGCTGCGCAATCTCATTTCCGCCGGCCAAATCGCCGATGGCGACGTTGATGAAAGAAGTATCCATGACGTGCAGCCAGAAGACCTTAAGGGCTATAAGCAGTGTCACTTCTTCGCCGGAATTGGCGGATGGTCGCAAGCTTTGCGTCTATCCGGTTGGGCAGACGATAGACATGTTTGGACCGGATCTTGCCCCTGCCAGCCATTCTCAGTCGGAAGCGTTGCCCATGGAGGAGCGAAAGGCCAAAGCGATGAGCGCCATCTGTGGCCGATTTTCTTCGACCTCATCCGCGAGCTTAAGCCTCCAGTTGTCTTTGGAGAGCAAGTTGCAAGCGCGATTAACTGGGGGTGGTACGACGAACTTTGTGGGGACATGGAAAGTGTTGACTACGCCTGCGCGGCGACGGTTATCCCAGCTCTTGCCGTCCAAGCGCAACACGTCAGAAAGCGTCTCGTCTGGTTGGCCGACACCGGTAGCGAGGGACGGGAAAGACATAAGTCGATCCAACTCATTCCTCAGCCAGAGGCTCAGACACAGCCCATCAATGGCGACCCGCTTATTGACGCAAGGCGCGCCTTGGGAGGTGATTACGGCAATCTATTGTTTGGCGATGGGGTATCCGTTGCAGTGGAACGATGCGCGGCCAAGGGATACGGCAACGCAATTGTCCCGCAAGTTGCTGCAGAAGTGATTTCTGCATATATGGAGATCGCCGCATGAAACTCATCAAGTGCAAGATATGCGGTAAAGAACATCAAGGAAGGGTTTGCTCTTCCTTTGCGAGATCGACGGCACGACAAAAGCAGCAACGTATAATCGGCCCCATAGGCGTGAGTGGGTTAGAGCCTGAAGATAGCGCTTCAGGCGTGGTGCGCACCGTCGATACTGAAAACGGCCACATCTGGCACGAGAAGATATTTTCATCCATGGCCATCAAGTGCTGCATGAACTGCGGGTTCATCAAGAACGAAAATCAACCTAACGCGCCATGCCCCGGCCCGATAGGTGTTGAAGTTCGCAGCATCACCCCTCCTAAGCCCAAATTCAACAAAACCGCATATCAACGTCTTTACATGTCCGACCTCAGAGCCGCCAAGAAGATTGGCATAACCATCAGGGAATACAGAGAGAGGACCAAGCCCCATGACTAGCATGGTAGAGAAGGTAGCGCGGGCTATCTATGAAGAAATGGACCTTTCAGACAGTTTGGCATTACCAGAGGCCGAACGGTACGCCCGTGCCGCTATCCAGGCAATGCGGGAAATGACACCAGGGATGATTGACGCCTCCTCCTATGCGACCACTATAGGTGATGAAGGCGTTTATCGCATCGGTATCGATAAGCAGGGCGCTCTAGAAGTGTGGGAGGCCGCCATCGACGCAGCCCTAAAGGAGGAATGACAGTGGCATTCACGATTGAACTGGGTTGGTGGATAGCCCCTGTGGTCGTCACCATCGCCACATTCGGTTCTGCTGCATTCGTAAGCAGAGATATGGGGAACGACCAGTACGGGGCCGGGGCTATAGTCGCTTTTGGCTTTTACATGGCCGCTGCTGTGGGTTCACTGATATCATGGCTACTCTGGGCATTGTTATCTTGACGCCTGAGCCGCCATTTACATTCCCCCTTCACCCCAATATAATCAAACACAGTCTAACGAGGTCTAACGCAATGCCAGCCGGAAGGCCAACAATGTACAGAGAGACGTATTGCGACCAAGTCATAGAGCATATGACCGAGGGCGCTAGTCTAACATCGTTCGCTGCTGAGATTGGTGTCTCCCGCGCAACTCTCAACGTCTGGATGGAGGCCCACCCTGAATTTTTAGATGCCGCACACACGGGGAAGGCAAAATGCGCCGCGTGGTGGGAGCGTGTAGCTCGTGCTAATGCCAAGGAAGGCACAGGAAACGCCACCATAACTGTCTTCGGCCTCAAGAACATGTCGCCAGACGATTGGCGCGATAAGCAGGAAGTTGAGCAATCAGGTTCGGTAACTGTCATCAACAGAGTTGAGCGCGAGATTGTCAGACCGAACACGCAAGAGCCGTCCGCTTAATGTCCAGAACTCTAAGAATACCCACTGCTGAGGTGTTCGAGCCCTTGTTAGCGGAAGCCCGCGACAAGGGAGCCTGGGGGGGCCGAAGGCAGCGGAAAATCACACTTCTTCGGTGGTCTGCTTGTCGAGGACAGTCTAGCAGAGCCCGGCATTAGCGGCGAAGGCCTGCGATCGGTCTGCATCCGCGAAGTCCAGAAGGATCTAGCCCAATCATCCAAAGCCCTCATTGAAGCCAAGGTGCGCGACTTCGGTCTAACTGAGGCTGACGGCTTCAAGATCTTCGAAGACTGCATCACCACGCCGAAGGATGGTCTAATCATCTTCAAGGGCATGAATAATTACACGGCTGAGAGCATCAAGTCACTTGAGGGCTTCAAGCGTGCGTGGTGGGAAGAGGCCCAGTCCGCGTCTTCCAAATCAATCCAGATGCTTCGCCCGACCATGCGAGCGCCAGGAGCGCAGATGTGGTGGAGCTGGAACGCTCGCCGCAAGATCGATCCGGTTGACGTGATGCTTCGTGGGGCTGAGAAGCCGACCGGCGCAATCATCGTCAATGCCAATTGGCGTGATAACCCTTGGTTCAGCGCTGAGTTAGAGCAAGAGCGCGTTGACTGCCTGCGCATGACACCAGACGACTACGATCATGTATGGGAGGGTGGCTATGTGACTGTTGCATCCGGGGCTTACTTCGCCAAGCATCTGGCTAACGCCAAGAACGAAAACCGCATTAGCCGGGTAGCGGCCGATCCGCTCATGACGCTGCGTTTGTTTGTCGACATTGGCGGCACTGGTGCAAAGGCCGACAACTTCGTGATATGGGTTGCACAGTTCATTGGCAGGGAGATCAGAGTACTTGACCATTACGAGGCGCAGGGACAGCCGTTGGCTTCGCATCTCAACTGGTGCAGGGAGAAAGGATATTCGCCAGACAAGGCGCAGTTCTGGCTTCCTCACGACGGCAGCACACAAGATAAGGTCTTCGATGTCTCATATGAAAGCGCATTGAGAGATGCAGGTTACTCTGTTACAGTCATCCCCAATCAGGGCAAGGGCGCTGCGTCGGCTCGCGTTGAGGCTGCACGGCGTCTTTTCCCGTCCATGTGGTTCAATGCCGAAACAACAGAAGGTGGGCGCGATGCTCTTGGCTGGTATCATGAGAAGCGCGACGACGTGCGCGGAATAGGCCTTGGCCCCGATCACGATTGGGCATCACACAGCGCAGACGCCTTCGGGCTCATGTGCGTTGCGTATGAAGAGCCTAGCTTGAAGAAGAAAAAAGATCCCCGCGCTGGCGGGTCCATGGCGTGGTTGAGGTAATCAATGGCACGATACGAAAAGAACACGTCTTCCGGCGACAAGGACAGCAAGCACGCTGACGGCATGAAGGCGTTTGAGCGCGTCAAGAGCGCCGAACAAGATAACCGCCACACGTTCATTGAAGATAAGCGCTTTGGCCGTCTTGAGGAGCAGTGGCCGGAAGAGATTGCTAAGCAGCGCGCCGATGAGGGCCGACCGTGCCTGACCATCAGCAAAATGAACGCCTTCATCCGACAGGTGGTAAATGACTGCCGACAGAACAAGCCATCGATCAAGGTGCACCCCGTCGATAGCGGAGCCGATCCAAAAACGGCTGACGTGATCAACGGCATCATTCGCAACATCGAATATACGTCTAATGCTGACATTGCCTATGACACCGCAGTTGAAGAGAGCGTTTGCGGCGGTTGGGGCTATTGGCGCGTTGGCATGGACTACGCCTATGACGACAGCTTCGACCTAGATCTTTCCATTGAGCGTATCTCAAACACGCTTTCCGTATACGGAGACCCAAATAGCACTGCCGCTGATAGCTCAGACTGGAACGAGGCTTTCATCGTTGGGCCTATTTCCAAGCGCGAATACAAGAAGAAATACGGCGGCAAGAAGAATTCGGACGGCGACGACGTTTGCACCGATTTCGATGATGACGCATGGAGCGATGCCGGTGAATGGCTGGAAGATGAAAACGTCCTGCTTGCAGAATGGTGGCAGCGTGAGGAAGTAGAGCGCGAAATCATCAAGCTATCTAACGGCCATGTGTATTCCCGCGAAGAGATCGAGGCCGACAGCGATATCAGCACGCTGCTTGATGTTGGTATCCTGACCGTTGTCGGCTCGCGCATGACGATGACGCACAAGGTCACACAGACAATCATGTCAGGCGCTGATATCCTTGAGGTCAATGAATGGCCGGGGCGCTACATCCCGATTGTGCTTGTGATCGGTGATGAGATTGTGCTTGAGGGCAAGCGCCGTTTCCGCTCGCTGATCCACTCGGCCAAAGACGCGCAGCGCATGTTCAATTACTGGCGCTCCACCTCGACAGAGCTTGTGGCTCTAGCTCCGCGTGTCCCGTTCATTGGCCGGAAAGGCTCGTTTGATCATGACGCAGAACGCTGGGCAACGGTTAACACGAAGAGCCATGCTTATCTTGAATACGAGGGAGAAGCTCCAGTTCGTCAGCCGCTTGATGTTGGTCCTGCTGCTGGCGCTCTTCAGGAAGCTCTAAACGCCTCAGATGACATGAAGTCCATCATCGGTATCTATGACGCATCTCTAGGCGCTCGGTCTAACGAAACATCCGGCAAGGCCATCATGGCCCGTCAGCGTGAGGGCGATGTTGCGACGTTCCACTTCATCGACAATCTATCTCGCGCAATCCGCCACACCGGCCGCATTCTGATCGACCTCATCCCGCACGTCTACAACAGCGAGCGCATCGTGCGTATCATGGGCGAAGATGGCGTGCCGAAGTCCGTCAAGGTCAATGCCCAGCAGGAGGAGCCGGTTATTGGCCCAGATGGCAAGCCTGAGGTTGATCAGCAGGGCGAAGTCATCGCGGCTATCTACAGCCTGACATCTGGCAAGTATGACCTGACCGTCACAAGCGGGCCAAGCTTCACGACACGGCGTGAGGAAGCCGCCGCACAGATGACTGAACTTGTCCGCGCATTCCCGCAGGCCGCGCCGTTTATTGCCGATATCATGGCCAAGAATTTCGACTGGCCTGGAGCTGACGAGATCGCCAAGCGTTTTGAGGCGATGAACCCTGCCAAGCAGCAACAGCAGATCCCGCCCGAAATGCAACAGATGATCCAACAGGGCCAGCAGGCTATTCAGGAGCTAACGCAGAAGGTTCAGGCGCTTGAAGCTGATAAGTCCATTGATCAGTTCAACGCCGAAACCAAGCGCATGCAGGTCGAGGAAGACACGCGGACGGATCGCATGAAGATCGCGGCCGACGCTGAAACCAAGATCGCCACGAACGCAATGAACGCCCGCAGCAAGGCGATGCAGAATAGTCAGCGGGAATGGGGCCGGGGCGACTAGCCAAATCGCATTTGTTACGTTATTACATACACTCGTAATCACCAACCAACAGCCTACGGGCAACGGAGTGAACTTCATGATTGACGGAACGACGGCTCAGGCAACAGAACTGGCAACGCCAGCAATCGAAAAGCCTGTTGCGGAGACTGTAGTTGACGATAACGAAGGCTTCCTGCCCCAGGTCGGAGACGAGGAACCCGAAACCGACGAGACGGAAGAGATTGAAGGGGAAGGCGACGAAGAGACCGAAGAGGGTGAAGGTGAGACTGACACCGCAGAGGTCGAGCTAAACGGGGAGAAATACAAGGTTCCCTCCGCGCTCAAAGACGCTTTCCTTATGCAGGCCGACTACACGCGCAAGACGCAGGAAGTCGCAGAAGTCCGCAAGACGGCAGAGGCCAAGCTAGCCGAAGCTGAACAGATCTTCAGCGTCTCCAATGAGGTCTTGGAAGCAAGAGCAGCGCTGCTGAACGTAAGCCACGGCTTGGGACAGTTCAAGGATATGGATTGGGCCAAGCTGGAAGCGGAAGACCCCATCGGGGCCATGTCCGCATGGCGGCAGTATCAGCAGCTTGAGAAGGCACGGGGAGAAATCACCGGCTTTCTTGATCAGGAGCAATCAAAGCGGGCCGCTACAGCGGAGCAGGAAACTGCCAACCGACTGCGGGAAACAGCAGAGTTTGCCAAAACGAAAATTCCAGGCTGGACGCCTGATGTCGACGCGAAGGTTACGGCATTTGCCGAAGCTGAACTTGGTTTCACACGGGATACGCTCAAAAGCGCGTACAGCCCGTCTGTCTACAAGGCTCTGCACCTCGCTTGGCTCGGACACCAGTCATTGCAAAAACAGAACGCGCAGCCAAAGCCCACGCAGGTCGCCGCTCCGTTGAAGAAGGTCTCTCCGAAAGGAAACCCGGTTGCGGGTCTTGATGACAGACTGTCTATTGACGAGTGGATGAAGCAGCGGGAAGCCAAGGCACGGCGCTAACGCAATCCTATTGGCTGAGGCCAAGGAGTTATCTAAATGGTACAAACTCTGCTTACCCCCACCGCAGTGACCCGCGAGGCGCTGCGAATTCTGCACCAGAAGCTGAATTTCATTGGCTCCATCAACCGCCAGTACGATGACAGCTTCGCCAAGTCCGGCGCAAAGATCGGTGACAGCCTCAAGATCCGTATGCCCAATCGCTACACGGTTCGGACCGGCAAGACCATCGACACGCAGGACACCCAGGAAGAAAGCCAGACGCTCACGGTCGCAACACAGAAGGGCGTTGATACCAACTTCTCGTCTGCTGAGCTGACCCTGTCGCTTGACGACTTCTCCAAGCGCATTCTTGACCCGGCTATGTCGGTTCTTGCCGCCAACATCGAATATGATGCCATGTCGATGTACAAGGATGTCTACAACGCGATCTGGACCTCTGGTTCCGCGATCACGTACAATGACGTTCTGTCCGGTCGTGCGCCAATGCAGCGCGGTCTTGCCCCGATGGGTGACCGCTCGGCGAATATGAACTCCACCGACATGCCGAACCTCGTCAAGGATACCAAGACGCTGTTCAATGATCAGGCGCAGCTTTCCAAGCAGTACAAGGAAGGCTACATGGGTCGGGCCGCTGGTTACGACTTCATGGAAAACACGCTCTGGCCCGGTCATACCCGTGGCGCTGGCGATGCAAACTACGTCGTCAACACCTCGACTGGCATCACGTCCGGTTCCGCTGTCATCGCGGTAACGGCTGGCACTGGCACTCTCGCGCTTGGTGACGTGTTCACCATCGTCGGCGTGAACAGCGTTCATCCTGAAACCAAGGTCGATACCGGAATTCTGCAGCAGTTCGTTGTTGCTGTCGCCTACGCTGGCGGCGCTGGTAACGTCACTGTCTCGCCAACCCCGGTCACTTCGGGCGCGAAGCAGAACGTCGTTATCAACTCGGCAGGATCCGGCAAGGCTGTCGTCATCGCCGGCACTGCGTCGGGCGCGGACACCACGTCCATGCTCTACCAGAAGGACGCATTCACATTCTGCACGGCTGACTTGATCATGCCGGGTGGTGTTGATTTCGCCCGCCGTGAGGTGCTGGACGGCATCTCCATGCGTATCGTGCGCCAGTACGATATCAACAACGACAACCTGCCTTGCAGAATAGATGTTTTGTACGGCTACCGCACGTTGCGTCCAGAGTGGGCTACACGTCTGCATTTCAACTGATAAGGAGCAAGCCCAAATGGCTGTTGAATATCTTGGTTCCGGGTCCGATGATGGCACCCTTCTTGGCCGTAGCTCGACTGACAAGGTCGGCTTTTACGGCACATCGACACCAGTCGCGAAGCAGACATGCACGCTCGCGGCTGCACTGACGGCAGGCACAACCACGCCGGCCAATATCGCGGCGGCAGTGGATGAACTCCACGCTGCTCTTGCTGCGGCTGGTATCATCGCCTGATGCTAGTCTGCGTGGGCATCCCGACAATAGACGGGAAGCCTTGCGCGCAAACTGTGGACGCCCTTCTTGCTGAAACCGTTCTTGGTTATGCAAAGGGCGTCCATTTTTATGTCATGTGGGAGATTGGTTGCTCCCTCATCGGCGTGGCGCGCAACAGGCTTGCACGTAAGTTTCTCGACATGAAGCAGGCGGACTGCCTTGTCTTCGTGGACAGCGATATCTCATGGAAGGGCGGAGAACTCGCCCGCTTGGCTCAGCAGCCCCATGACGTGATCGGCGGCACATACCGCACAAAACAGGATGAGGTGAAATTCCACGTTCGCGGCTCGCCTGAGAAGATTGGCGATTTGTGGAGGGTTGACGGCCTCCCTGGTGGGTTCATCAAGATCAGCCGCAAGGCATTCGAGCAGATAGAGGCGAACCCATACGAAGACGAGAACGGGCGCGAGATGCGCGACTATTTCCCGACCGGATACATGGATGGCAAGATCTGGGGCGAAGACTACGGCTTTTGCAGGCAATATCGTGCTTCGGGTGGTGAAATCTGGCTAGATCCGACGATCCGACTTCGTCACCACGACGGGAATAGATTTTATGACGGTGATTTCGAGCCGTGGATTGAAAAGGTATTGGCCGGTGACTGAAATCCTACTTGGCTGCGGGTCTTCACGGCTCAAGAAGCTCTACATTCCCGGCAATGAGGAGTGGAACGGCCTGATAACGGTCGATTTTTCCGATGCTCATAAGCCTGACGTGGTGCATGATATCGCTGTTCTGCCGTTGCCGTTTCCGAGCGACTACGCGGACGGAATTTATGCATTCGACGTTATGGAGCATGTCGGGCAACAGGGTGATTTCCGCTTTTTCTTTGAGCAGTGGTCCGACATCTGGCGAATTCTCAAGGATGGCGGCATGTTCTTCGGGATTTCGCCGCATTGGTCATCGCCTTGGGCCTTCGGAGATCCTGGCCACACTCGTATAGTGGGCCTTGAGCAACTGATGTACCTCACGCAGCCCAATTACGATCAGGTGGGCGTTACACCCATGACCGATTACCGCTTCTGCTATGAAGCCGACTTCGACCTTGTCCACTCGCGAAAAACCGATTTGGGACAGTATGAATATGTGCTAAAAGCAGTGAAACCGTCGCGCATCAAGAGGGCTTAACGTGGCAATCTCGACATATTCCGAGCTTCAGACTGCCGTTGCCGACTGGATGGCGCGTTCTGACATCTCCGCAAAGGCCGCTGACTGCATCACGCTTGGAGAGGCACGACTTAACCGCCTGCTCGGCAAGGTGGCGACAGAAACCACGCTATCGGCTGTTGCTGGCGATACGTCAGTGTCCACGGCTGCACTGTCCATCGTTGAGCCTATCTCGATGTACATCATTGAGGATGGCGGCGACGACGTGTTCATGACGCCTCGCGCTCTTGGCTCATTCACCATGTCGGAAGCACAGGGACAGCCGACAATCTGGGCACCATCGGCAAGCGCTATCCAGTTCGATCGGCCATGTGACCGCGCCTATGATTTCCGCTTCTTCTATCAGGGCCGTTTTGCCTTGTCTGATGCTGCTCCGACAAACGACTTCCTGACCAACAACCCCGATCTGTATCTCGCCGCCTCCATTGCTTGGGGGTCTGTGTACGTGAAGGATGATGCGTCAATCTCAATGTGGACTTCGATGCTGGAGGCCTTCACGGCGGAGGTGCGGAACAATGAGGCGCAGAAGAAACGAAGCTTGTTGATTGTTGACCCTGCCATCGCCATGCAGCGCCGCTACTCCATCAATACGGATATTGGCTGATGCTGGTCCCGCTTCCATACTTCGAACCTGACAAGTCGGTGTTTGACCCTGCCTCATCCGGTAGCGTGTTGAATGCGCTGCCGTCTGCGAGTGGATGGAAGCCGTTCCCAAGCCTGTCGGAGATTAGCCAGGATCTAGGCGCGGAGTGCAAGGGAGGCGGCTATGTGCGCACGTCAACCGGCACCTTTCGCCTGCTCGCCGCAACGCAAACGCAAATCTTCGAACTCGATACCACAGATTATTCGTGGGACGACGTGACAGGGCCGTCAGGGCCGTACACAGGGCCATCGCCGGGGGATGCGTGGACGTTCACTGTCTTTGGCGACAAGCTGCTTATCCATAACCTCAACGATCCTATTCAGGACTATGATATAGAGGCGGGCGGCGTGGTGGCTGATCTGGCCGGGTCGCCTCCAAACGCAAAATATTCGTGCGTGGCTGGTGACTATGTCGTGCTTGGTCACTTGGCCGGCGCTGTTGGCACTCGTCAGGTGCAGTGGTGCGAACTGAATAACGCTGAGGGCTGGACGATTGGCGAGAACGGCGCGGACTTCCAGGAACTCCCCGAAGGCAACGAAGTGCAGGGCGTCCTAAACGAGACTGGCGGATTTACCGTCATTCAGCGCAACGGAATGCAATATTTCCCGTTTGCGCCCTCGTCTGGCTTCACCTTCACGCGAACCGTCATCAACCCGAAGCAAGGAACGGTAGCGCCTCGCTCTATCGTCGGTATCGGGCCGGGGATGTTCTTCTATCTATCGGAAGATGGGTTCTTCGGTGGCAAGGATCGCCAGCCTATCGGAGCCGAGAAGGTCGATAGCTGGTTTCTGTCTCAGATCGACCAGACGTATTTGCAGGACGTGCAGGGCGTTGCGGACCCGTTCGAAAAGATCGTCTGGTGGAAATATCAGACGCCTACCGCAGAGTTTCGACTGCTTGGCTACGACTGGCAGCTTCAGCGCTGGTGCACGTCAGACCTTGCGGTCGGTGAAATGCTCGCCATGGTCACGCCTGCAACGTCGTGGGATGGCCTCGACGCGCTATACGCCTCCATTGATGCGGTGACGGAAGCGTTCGATAGCCGCCTATTCTCCGGTGGACGGCCGACGTTCGCGACCTTCACCACAGATAACAAGCTTGCTTACTTCACCGGAGCCAACCAGGAGGCTGTCTTTGAGACGGCACAAGTGCAGCCTGACCCGGTTCGGCGCGCTCTTTGCAATGGCGTGCGCGTGATTACGGACGCTGTCGGCGTGACGGTCGAACATGGCATTTCCGATTATCACGGCGCAACGATCACATATGCAGCTCCAGCCTCACAGAACCGAGCAGGCCTTATTCCGCTTCGGGGCGATGGGCGCTTGCACAAATTCCGGTCTACTATCCCTGCCGGCACTGCATGGAGCGTTGCAACGGCTCTAGAAGCCAACTTCACAGCGACGGGGTCACAATGAGCGGTATTGTCGCAAACTACATCGGGAGCCTTGCCGAGCCGGTTATCTTCCCGCTTGTCGCAGGCACGAAGACAACGATTTACACGGTCGAGGCCAAAGGCCGCACGCTGGCAACGGCAACCTTCATCAATGACACGGGCGGAGCGGTCCAATGCAAATTGCATTTCGAGGACGCTTCCAAGGCGGTCGAATACGTTGTCTGGACAAAGAATGTCGCCGCCAACTCGACGGAAACCGCAGAGGTTCACATCAGGACCGCAGACGGCGACATTATCAAGGCGACGGGTGCCTCTGGCGTTAACGTGATGCTGGAAATGGTTGTGCAGTTGGAGAATAGCCGATGATTGTCGGCATCGCTCGGCAGTGGGAGATTGATGACAACTGGAGCGTGATAGCTCCGATGTTGCAGCGCGCCATTGATCAGACGGAAAACGACCTGACGACGGGGGATCTTTGGACTATGTGCCGCTCCGGTAATGCGTTCTTAGTGTTCGCGGCTGGAGAGGCTGGCGTCGTCATGGCGAGCGTATGGAAGTTCGAAAGATGGAACAAAGGCCAAGTCTTTCGATGCCTTTGCCTTGGTGGGTCTAAAATGAAAGATTGGCTAGAGCCTTTCATATCCAAAATCAAAGAGATGATGGAGGAAGGCGGGGCAACGCGCATGGTCTATTCAGGGCGCGAAGGATGGGATAGAGTGCTGTCGAGAAACATGCCGACGCGCAAGCTTTACACAACATATGAGGTAGATCATGCCAGGAGGTAGCAGCAAGCAACAGACTACCCAGACCACGAATTCCGCGCCTTGGTCGGCTTCACAGCCGTATTTGGCCGACACGATGAGGTCTGCCGCTAACCTTGTCGGGAATGGCGTTGGTGCTGGCGTCTACACGGGTAGCACAGTAATCCCGTGGTCGCAAAGCACCATGACCGGCAAGAATGCCATGGAAGGCGGCGCGCTCGCAAACCTCAATGGCAACGGCCTGTCAGGTCAAGCACAGGGCATTATCGACAGCGGCGGCTTCACGACTGACCAGTCCGGTGTTATGGATCGTTTGCGCCAGACCGCGACAGGATCTTTCAATATCAACGAAGATCCCGGCTTCCAGCAGGTTCTTGACCAGACCAAGCAGGGTGTCAATGAAATGGCGTCAACGGCAGGCCGATATGGCGGCGGCGCTCATCAAGGCGTCATTGTCGATAAGGTCGGTGATCTCGGCGCAAGGCAATACCAGAATTGGCAGTCACGGCGCGATGCGGCAGACCAGAACCTGTTCAGCATGGGGCAGCAGGGCCAATCGAACCTCGGCAGCGCATACGGCCTGTTGCAGCAGCCGGCCGAAACCATGATGAAGACTGGCGCGATGGACGAAGATCTTGCCACACGGCAGATGAACGACCAGCTTCGCATCTTCAACGAGCAGCAAAACAAGCCGTGGGAGCAGCTTTCCCGCGCTAACGCCATCTATTCCGGTATCGGCGGCATGGGTGGCACGACGACGCAGGCGCAGCCGGGGCAAAATCCATGGCTCACGGCGGCGGGTTACGGCCTTAGCGCGGGCGGTCTCTTGGGCGGCTTCATGTAGTCCTTCCATGGTTCTCGTGATAGCCGTTTCTTTCCTCAGCTAGCTTGCGGACGGAGACGGCCTCATCGAAATCAGAGAAAAGTCCAAGATGGACGTTTTTGCCAAGTTCTCGGATGTAAGGTTGCCATTTCTGGGAAGCCTTATTCCAGCAAACTCCTCTAAACCCGCTAGAGTTTATCGTCGGAGTTTTCTTGTTTTTCATGTTTTCGGCAACGGTTACATCACGAAGGTTAGATATCCTATTATCTGATCGAACCCCGTTAATGTGGTCTATCGTATTCTTCGGCCAATCCATGTAGTGCATCATCCATGCAACTCTATGAGCTAGTAAGTGCCGGCTCATTACGGCTCCCTTGAGGTACCCTTCTTTGTTTATCGTTGCCAGAGCCTCCCTCCCCGCGAACCTTGAGTTCCATCGCAACGCCTCTCTTTCTGATGGGCACATTTCTACGGGTCTGACTAGCCAAAGAAGCCTACCTGTCTCTGGTTCATACTTGAGAAGTTTGGAGATTTCTGCGAATGTTAATTCAGCCATTTTGACACCTCCTAAGTGTTGGTTTGGCAAGAGCGAGCCAAGATGGTACAAACATCTGGCTCGCTCGAATGTAGCACTTGCGCCGCATCGATCCAAGGAGGTCTTTAGATGAAATTCAACTTTGGTTCCTGTGGGGGAAAACGATAATGGCACCATGGCAAGACTTCCTTCGCAACAATTCTCAGGCCATGACGCAGACGGGACTTGGTCTCTTGAGCGGAAAGACTGGCCCAGAGCAAGCCGCTATGGGCGCTCAAGGCCTCATGCAGGCACAGCAACAGAACAAGACGCTGAAGTTTCTTGAACAGCAGAACCCGGAATTGGCGCAGGCCGTCAAGGCTGGTGGCATCTCTGCACAAGACGCTGTCGGCATGATGTGGAAGCAGAAGCTTGAGGCTCAAAAGCCGAAGACCTATGATTTCCAAGTTCTGCCTGATGGCACATACGGCACCTTTGACCAAGAGGCAGGCCAGTTCAGTCCGCTCGGCCAAGCTCCACGCGAGACGAAGCAGGACGATTACACCATTCGCCAGCAGCAAGCGCAGCAGCTTGGCATGGGGCCGGATGATCCGCGCTATCAGAATTTTGTCTTAACCGGCAAGATGCCGCGTGAGGATACACAGGCTTTGACGGCGACAGACAAGAAGGCGCTCTGGTCGGCAGAAGACGAAATTCCAATGCTGGATAACACGCTGGCATCGCTCAAGCAGGCTAGAGACCTCAACCGGAAAACATATTCTGGGACGGGCGCAGGCCTTCTTGGGACCATCGGGACGAATGTTCCTGGCGCTGGTATGGTGCTTGACCGTGAGAAGGCCGTGGCAACGTCGGAGTTTAACAAACTGATGTCCATGGAGGCCATCCAGTCGATGGCGCAAAGCCTCAAGGGAGCTACCACGGACGCCGAACTGGCGCGGTTCGTTGATATCCTTGCGGACCCATCAACAGACCCAGATATCCGGGAGCGCACGATTGACCGCATGGTTTCGCTTGCGGAGCGGGTCAAAGAGGTGAAGGCATCCCGCATCAACGAATTGCGCGGCCTTTCCACGCCTGCCGGTTCGATGAAGGGTAACCGCACGACTAGCGGCGTCAACTGGAGCGTGGAGCCTTAAATGCCGACACTCAACATTGAGG